CCGAGGCCCCCACCTGCGATTACCAGACCAACGATAAAAGGAGGTGTGCTAATATACGATTATTTACTTAACAAAATATCTAAAGAAAGCACTATTAAACCACCTACGACAGTACCTTTAAAAAAGTTATTTACAGAGCGCCTCTTATACTTTAACTTATCCTGTGAGCATATTACTAACTTATGCTGCTTATCCTCGTTAGAAGCTCTTAAACCCTTAATTATATCCGTGTCTTTTATTACCTGCTTGTTAAAAGAATGTATCTGAATATCTCTAATACTTAATAGGGAGTCTTTCTTAGCGTCATTTACTAAGCACTCTAAAGCCGCCTTATCCATAGCGTCTGTATAATGTATACCCGTACAGCTATCTATTGAAAAGGATTGCCCGTAGGCTGTCTCTGTAAGCCCTAGAGCTATTATAAATAGTAGCGCTATCCTCGTTAATACTTTTACTAATTCTCTCATAGTCTTTTTGAATTATTTTTATATAATTTAAGGCAGAGTCTCGCTGGGTTAATACTAACTCCAAAGCTAATTTATCTCTATAGTGCTCCTCCGTCATAGTGTTAACTGGTGGGCTTATAAATCTCTGCGCTACAGAGTTTAGGAGTATTACCGCTAAGGCTCCCCCTATTAGTTTAACTATTGCTACTTTCTCCACTTGGTCTTTTTGTTTCTTGGTTAAAATAATATGCTGCTATACCTAGTAAGCCAGTAACGCCCGAAACAGCTAAAGCCTCCATATTAGTAACGGTAGCCCACACAGTACAAAAACCTACTATTAATATAATTAATATAAATCCTGCGAATCTTTTACTCATTTTTTATTATATTTGTCATTCTTACAGTACTAAAATAACCTAACATACTCGCCCTGCCTCTTTACAATGCACACTGTGGCGAGTCTTTTTTTTATATCTTCATTAAATATACTTTGGGGTTCTTATCCTCTGCGTACATATCCAAATGTACCCAGCTAATTTGCTTACCTCCTAACGTGTCCTCTAGTCGGACCTTATAAGGTAGTATGGCTTGGTGCTCTACTATCCACTCTCTAACCTCGTAGCCTGTCATACCAGATACATTAAAGTCTAAAGCCTTGCCCATTACGTGGGCCGAAAGGTATAATATATTCCTATCGGTCTTACTTCTTACGTAGTCCTGTACGTTAGTCCTTAGCCCTCTCTCGTCTAAGGTTAAGCCCCTATGCCAGTTATTAACCGTAATACTTTTATCTATAGCTCTGCGTATTATTAACATCGTCTCTAATAGTCTTATATCAAAGAACTTCCAAGCCCTCTCTTTGTGAGTCTTATAAGTCTTTTCGTCTACCAGCTCCTCTATAGCGAAGTACTCTTTAATACCTTTTAATATTTCTTTATCTGTCATTAGTTACAAGTTGTGCCCCTTGGATTATTCCTATAGGCTTTTGCGTACTCACAAACTTTGTTTTTTATATAAGCGTCTAAGTCCTTCTTTAATACAAAGTCCTCTTTTACCCAGTTCTTAACCATAGCTCCTAAGTGATAAGGTACCCTAGGCTTACTTACGTCTGCCTCAATACTTATTATCCCTCTCATACCTGCCCTATTAGTGTCCCTACTTATCATCTCGTTAGCCTTTAGGTCCGTAAACTCCTGCACTAATTCAGCCTTTAAGAACCTCTCTATAACCTCAGGACTTATAGCCATCTCTAACGTAGCCTCTGCTATAGCATCCGAGTTAATTACTACCTCTTCTACGTCTAACCTAAATTGGGTATCTACTCCCGTCTCGAATATATTTAATACATAGTCTTTACCCATCACAGCCAAAGCCAGTAATACCATAGTGCCGTATTGGGTAGCCGTCTTTTTATACCAAGGCTGCTTAGTTTCGGTCATTGTGGGCTATCTTTAGTTTCTTTATTGCGCTTAATATCGCTTATGTATTTAACTATTCTAACAATATTAAAGACTAATATAGATAAACCTATACCCCATTTTAATAACTCGTCTACCATACCCTCTCTATCATTTATTACGGTGCCTGTCAGTCCTGCCCCTACGTTTAATATTATCCAATCTTTAATCAAATAAACCCCGTTAACTAAATTAAGGGTTATCCATTCTGTCCAACGGTCTACTTGTTTAATAGGCATAATGTTATGATATTATTAGGTTTAATTCCTGCGCTCTATATTGCGCTTTACTTTCTGTTTTAAATAATTCTATCACTTCGCTAGTATCATAGTCTACCTCATAATTACAGTTATAGATATTACCGTCTAAGGTCTCTAAATCGTATTGTAATACCCAAGACTCTTTTACTATTCTCTTTAGTCCTAGCTCCACTAGCCTGTCTATACTACCCCCTAAAGTTTCTATCTCCTCTAAGGTTTTTAAAGTCTGTATTAACCCGCCTGCTGGTATTATCTCCCCTGCTCCGTCTACTAACTTATAAGCCAGTACATAGCCTGTAGAAGCGTCCGACTGCCAAAAGGTTAACCCATTCTCTGTTACTTGTGTTATAGCCATCTTAATTCGTTATTACTGTAAATCCCTTACCTATTAAATTAGTCTTAGCTGCACTACCATTAAAGCCCCCGCTAGTTGTGTCTGGCGCTGCGTTAGTACCGTCTCCCTGCCATACTCTACCCGTAAAACCTCCCGTGGTCATAGTGTCAGCATCTACTAACATCTGGTTAATCTCTGCTGCTGTCCAAGCGTTATTTTGAAACTCGTAATTTCCGTTATTTATTTCCATCATATTAGTAAACCCTGTAAGGTTTATATATGGTAAGGCGTTAGAAAATAATTCCAAGTTAATAAAGGTATTAGTATTAGCCGTAAGGGTTAATGTAGTCATACCATTACTACTTAACATAACGTCCCCGCCTAGGTTAGTTAGTGGGCTTAAATCTAAGGTGGTTAAAGCGCATCCGTTTGCCTCAAAGCCTGTGAACAATCCCGTAGAAGCTGGTACCGTTAAGGTAGTTAATCCTGAGTTTTGAGCAATACTAAAAAAGCCAGATAAGCCCGTAAGGTTTGATATATCAAAAGTAATAAAGGCACAGCTATTAAAATCCACATCATCAAATACATTTGCAGTAGCAGGAAAGGTGGCAGTAGCTAAGCTATTATTAAACCCTATATCTAACTTACCGCTTAGATTAGTCATAGGGCTAAAGTCAACGGTAGTAAGACCACAACTAAAAGCAGTTACATTTATAATAGAGACTCCCGTAGTAGGGAAAGTAATAGAAGGTAAATTTAGATTAGTGTTACATATAAACTCTGCTCCCGCTGCATAAGTCATGCCGCTAAAATCTAAATTTACATTTATATCGTTAGAGTTAACCTGTACTTTATCCACGTTACCTGAGGTAGTAGGGAAGTCTATTTGGTTAAAGTCATTATTAAATACATTAATGTTTCCATTTATACCCTCTAACCCTGTTAAATCTAAAGTGCCAGTGCAGATACTATTACCAGTTATTCTAAAACTTGTAAAACTATTAGTATTAACGTTAGTAGGCATTGTCAATGTAGTCAAACTTAAATTAGACTCCACCTTAAATTCTGGGCCTATATTGAGCATACCGCTAACATCTAAAAGAATTAGATTATTATTAGAGGAGATATTAAAAGTAGTAAACGAATTACTATTAGAAGTAGGCATTGTCAATACCGTCAAGTCATTAGACTGAAAATTAAATATATTATTTAGATTACTCCACAAACTAAAATCTAAAGCATTAGTTACCATGGTATTAGAGAGTGCAAAATCCATACTGGCAACAGGGGCAGAAGGTAAAACTAAATTAGTCATATTATTATTATTCTGCAACCTACACAAGCCACTAACAGACGTTAATGTAGAAAGGTCTAAGCTGCCCGTTATGTCGCAATTCTCTAACCTTATAGCTATTACCGTTACGTTACTAACGGCAGGAGGTATAAAAGTAGTTAATAAAGAGTTAGACATAAAGTTAAACGCTACGCAGTTACTTAAATAAGTACAATCTACCAGTGTTAAATTATCTGTACCTATATCTACGTTAGTAACGTTACTAGGCTCCCTTACCCATGCAAAATTAGTATATATACCAGAAGGGCTAAAGTTATGAGTAAAGCTATTAGAGGTAACTACTACCCCGTCTCCCATCCTATTGCGCATTACTTCGCCACCAGACAGAGTAAAAATAGGGGACACGTTAGCCCCGTTAGTATCATACCTAAAGTATCTTTTATCTCGAAAATGTCTGCTTAATGTCTGCATTAACTAAAATTTGTACCGTAAGATAAATACCAGTTAGTACCGTCGAACCATCCTGTAATTAAATCCTCTGCGTTATTCGTTGCCGTAGGCACTAAAGCAGTACCGCCCTCCCATTTAAAATTAGCAGGGTAAATTAATGTCCTAGGAGTAGCGCCCTGTATTACCTTTAGAGTCATTATAGCCCCGTCCTTCTCGTTAGATACTGTTAGGGTTACGTTACCACTAGCGGCGCCTAAATCTAATACCATGCCGTTACCGCTTTTTATATCTAAATCTTGAGACGTACCAGCGGGGACAAAGATAGCCTGAGTAGTTACGCTAAATGAGGCAGCGTCTATTACTACACAGCCGTTAGTAAAAGTTAAAACAAACTCCGCTAAGTCTACCTGTCTGGTCCCTGTTAAAGACGAGTCTGTAGTATATATCGTACCTATTGCGTTTCCTATGGCTATTAAAACCTGCGCCCATGTCATCTTAGCAGACTCCCAAGGGCCTACCCCTGCGTTTTCGTCTGAGTCTAAGTCTATTAAATCGTCGTCTTTAATAGTTGCGGCTGTTCTTGTTTTTGTATATTGGTTTATCTGCTTACTCATTTCTTAAAAGTTTCTCTTAATATATATATCTTTGTCGTCTATAAATGTAATTACGTAAATTTTCTCTAAGCTGTCCGCTATCTCTGGCTTCTCTATACTGCTAGGTAGTACACTCTGACGCCGCCAAATACTCTCCGCTAAGATACTATAATCTGTTATTAATATCTCGTTAGCTAACATCTTATTATAAATAAGTTTTTCTCCTACCTCATAATTAACCTTACCTGTCTTTAAGGTCCACTCTCTACCCATCTTATCTTTAATCTGTCTTATCTTACGGGTCTCTGTAGTATACCTATCCTCCTCAAATACTGGGGTAGGGTTTCCAAACTTACCAGCTATCCTAAAAGACTGGTACCACTCTAAGCCCGTATAATCAAAATCGCTACCCTCTATATTACCGTTCTGCGTAGACTCTATCCTTACCGTACCGTTAGCGGCTAAGTCAGAATAAATACATAGCCTAAATTTACGACTCTCATAAGTGGAGGTATTACCTATTATACTTAAGTCAGCCTTTATCTGGTACTCTCCTACCCCGTGCGCTGCCTCTACTAACTTCCAGTCTACTAAAAATCCTACATACTTTTGCTGCTCTGCACTACCTGAGGCAAAGCCATTATAAAAGGTTCCTAAGGTATTGTCGTTTAGGTCCGCTACCTCTACCCCGTCCTTAAATAGTTTTATAGCTACAGTATCTACAGCTACTAACCTCCTAAATAAAAACTCGTTCTTATCATTTTTCCAAAAGTCCGAGCTAGTAGGGTCCGCAAATACTTTCTCTACATACTCGCAGGTAATATAATTACAGATACAAATATCATTAACCGACTCTGGTACCACTTCTGGCAGGCTTTCGCCTAGGACTTTACAGGCCATGCCGTGGGACTTCAAATAAGGGTTAGTATTTAATAACTGTGTTACTATCATTATGGGCTAAATTCTTTTGATTCTGGCGCACCTCCTGAGGTGTCCTTAACTTCGTTTAGTGGGCTGGTTATTTTATCCTTAGGCAATATTACAAAAGCGTCGTCATGCAAACGGGCAGATATATTATAGCCTATTCCTGTCTTAACATTGCTACCATTTATTAAACACTCTGTTACTACCTCCCCAGTTACTAAGTCCATATCTAATCTAGTGTTAGAAGTAGTAGGAATTAATAAAGTATTACTAGGGCTATCGGTTAAAGTATTAGTCTCCTGTATCTCATAACCTGCCTGCTGTGTCTCTTCTATTCTGTGAAAGGCCCAAAGGTCTACCAAAGTAGTAAAGGGGCCTCCTACGTCCTTAGTCCAAGTAGTCCTAAATAACGTATCTGCTCCTGTCAATATAGCCCCGCCTAAGTTAGTTAACCCGTCAGCCGTAAACGTTTCTATAACACAACTAAAAATAGGCGTGCTTGGGTTCTCTGCGTCTAAGTCGTAGTCGTATACCGTTACCGTAGGGCTAGGAAAAATATAGTCTGTATCTCCTGTAACAGCTAAAGTACTTACCCCTGTTAAATTAGCAGCTACTAAAAAGCGTATCTCGTACCCGTTTAATAAAGAGTAATTAGAGGCCTTAAAGTTTAAGTTATCGTTAGGCTTCGTAGCGTCAAAAAATACAGGGTCTATATTTAAGTTACTTAGCCAGTCCTGCCAGCTTATCTTTTGGGCGTATCTACCCGTATAGTGCTGTAACCCTCCTACGTTTGGACCTACCGTAATAGTCATATCATTAAACTGGTCCCCAGCTTCTAGGTCGTAACCCCTTAACTTAGTCTCTATTATCTGCTGTATACCTCCCGAAACTATAGCAGAACTTACCCCAAAGCTAAAGCTATCTAGCTCCGAGTATTGAAAGGTTACAGGGTCGTAAGCCACTAACTTAAAGTCTAAGCTATTTAATACCGCCTGCTTATTGGTGTCTATATAAAAGTCGTAGTCTACTACTAGCCCGTCCTCATTCCAACTTATCATAGAGGTAGTACCATTACCCCCGCTTATCTGCTCGTTAGGGGCGTAAATATCAAACTTATCAAAGGCCATTAGGTCGGGTATGTCTGCGCTCTCGTCGTACTCTTCTACGTCCGCTAATAATACTACCCTATCACTACTAGCAGAGGTTAAGCTATCGTCTCCTACGCCTACTCCTATTAAAAATCTGGTAGGACCTGCCGAAACTTTGCCAGCTAAAAAGGCCTTCTGAGTAGCGCTATACTCTACGTCTATTACTATTACTAAATCTCCCGAAGAGATAGAGGCAGTAGTAACCTTTATTATATCATTAGCCCCGCCTATTAATACGGTACCCTCGTTATTAGGAGTATTAGCGTAAATAAAATTATCTTTAAGGTCTGTTAATTTCGTGTTAGTATACTCTGCCTGACTAGGTAGGTAACTAATATAAGTATCGTAACGCTCTAAACCAGTAAAAGGATTAGTCGTATTTTCTACCGTTATCGTTACCCTAGTCCTAGAGCTTACTAATAAACCGTCTGCACTAGCTAGCGTAACAGCGTCAGCATAGGCTATGGATTTTATATTATACTCGTTATTAAAGCCGTTAAAATTCTCTCCAAACCAAGCAACACTACCTAAGGTCTGCTCGTACTGAAACTCCTTAGCCCCGTTAGGGTTACTTAAAGCGCTCCTAAAGCTAGGGTTAAATACATACTTAAGAGAGCTAACGCCGTTTAATAGAGTAGGTATTACCCCGTTCTGCAAGTTGCTTAACTGCCCATCTAGGTAGAAAGGTACTATAGTAAATTCGTGCTTTATTTCGTAACGCTGGATATATGGGGTAGGGTTACTAACGTACCTAAACTCCATACCACCTGTACGCCAGTCCTCGTACTGTCCTAATCTTTGTCCTGTCTGGAAAGCCGTAGAGCGTGGCCCTACTGCTGGTAAACCTATACTCCCGCTGTAGTAGCCTTGGTCGTTACCAGATACTAAGGACTGTATAGCGAAGGGGTCGGCGTTCTCTATTAACCCAAACTTATAAACAGATGCAGTTAAAGGAGTAGTCCCCTGCAAATCTATTGGTAAAGCTGCTGCGCTATCTGCTGGTAAAAAGGCAGGTATATTTAATACTAAGGTAGTACCGTCTACGCTTACCACAGTAAAAGGGTAAGTCTTTAGTCCTGCTGTAGTGTTATCGAAAAAGGTTATATCTCCCGTATCTCCTACGCCCCAGCCATCGTTAAGCCAGTTACCGCTAGCCTGTGTAAAAGTAAATATAGGGTCTGCTCTAACTATTGTAAAAGGATTAGCAGCGCTAGCACTACTACCCCAGCTTATATCTACCTCCTGTACGTACTGTACATTTTCCATAATAGACCCCGTAAGGTTAGGCGTATAGTCCGCTAAGTTTACAGAAAAGGTTTCTCCGTTCTTAAACTGGTTATAAAATTTCTGACTAGTTACGGATAAATTAACCCCCATTATATAGCTTATTAAATTGTTTCATAACAGCCTCTCCCGTTATCTCTCCCGCCTGAGCTTTAGCCATAGCGTCTCTTAAAAAGGCCTGTAAGTTAGGGTCCGCTACATTATCCATAGACTTAACCGCTTCTATTCTCATAGCCTCCAAATTCTCAGCGGCTTTAATCTGGTCGTCTATTGTTTTATTTATAAGCTTATGTAGTTTGTCCGCCATCTATGAGGGTTCTATAAAAGTTTCTTTAAGGTTAAATGTATAAGGCTCTCGTACCCAGAATGAAATAGTAGCCCTATCTTGTCCCGTTATCCAGTCAAAGTTAATGATTTTAGCGACGCTACCTTTATAATTAAAGTAAGAATTTTCTAACAGTAACTTATAATCCTCAAAACCAAAAGGAATGTTAACCCCATTATATACCGTTTTTTGTCCGTACCAGTTATCGCTAACAAAGCTACCCTCTACGTGGTAGTTATCCCAGAGCGTCTTAGCCTTAAATAAGTCTCTATGGTTTTGAGGTATGGACCCCCCAGAAATATAGAGTAACTTAGGTACAGTATGATAGTTATTGCTTTGCTTAAGCATCCCTACTTTGCTACTAATCTTACTACCAAAACTAGTCCCCCCGTCTAAAGCCTTAGTTACTTTATCTACTAAATTAGCTACCTTTAATAACAGATTTTCTATAGCGTTAAGCTCGTCCTTTCTATTACCTAGGGCCACTCTAAAGTTAACCTCCTCGAAGCCCTTAACTAATACTGCTCTCTGTCTTAATACCTTGTCGGGGTCCGTCCTTATCTCGTAGCTGGTACCTATATAATTATCTATGGTCCATTCGTCCTGTACATCTGTTACAAAAGTTAATAACCTATCTCCTACTAGCTCCTCCGTATTGTACTCTTTTACTTCTAATAACGGGGCCTTATTATTAAAATTCCATACGCTCTGCTGAAACCAAAAAGGGTCATTCTCTGGACGTAGTATTACCTTGTTTCCTACTATATCTATCTTAGCTTTAAATAAGTTTATAGCTAGCTCAAACATCTCAGAACAATTATACCCATAGTCTAGGACGTTAGGTATACCCGTAGGGGTACCCTTAACAGCGCTAATAAAACCGAATTTATCTTTGTCGTCTAAGCGAGGATTAGAGGGCAGGTAGTGTATAAAGTCTAACTCTGCTATAGGAGCGTCTAGGTTATATCCAAATCTAGTACAGACTACCTCTAAAGCTCTCCTTAAAGTTATGGCCTTATGCTCTCTTATTGGTGGTACTAAGCTATTTATCATAGTCCTAGTCATATCTATAACAGCGACAAGTAATACAGCCGTATAAGCTACTATAATAATAGCGTCTAGTATGGCGAAAACTACAGCACCTATGGACCCAGTAGGAGGGATAGCACTAAGAGAGGAGAAACCTTTTATAGCATCCGCCGCCCGCTTAACGCTTTCGGCTAACTCCTTTACCATAATAAAAAGGATTATAGAAGCCTGTAATAACTCTAATAAATTAAATTTCTTTTCTACTATATACTCTACTGTTACATAGTCCGCCTGTGTTACGTTACCCTCTGACTCTAATACGCCAAAACTTATGCCGCCTATCTGGTCTAAAAAGTGGTTTACTCCGTTATCTTTTACTATCCCTACGTCTACTCTACCGTCCTCTACCAAGTCCCTAAAGCCGTTAGTAAAGTCTAAGAAAGCGTTAAAGTTTGACTGTATAGGCTGGTTATTAAATAGCGTTAAGCTAAAAGGCATACCCTCAAAGATACCTACTCCCCCAGTCTTACCCGCCTCTATCCAGTTTAAGATAGCCTGCCTAGCCTCTAGGTTAAAAGTAAAGTCCTCTATAGCTAAGTTAGGCTCGTTTTTATGGTCCTCAAAACTAGCCGTTATATTAACGTCCTCCCACTCCTCAGGAGCATTATACCTAATAAAATCTAGTAAAAATTTAGACTGGCTATTAATACTTAAGTTACTCATATCCTTAGCTTACTGGTCTCTCTGGTTATCTTGTTGCCCTTCTTAGTTATTACAGTTATTAACTTCTTAACCTCGTTAATATCTACCGTACCCTCTGGTATATCTATACCCTTAACGTTACTATTAAGCTCGTCTAATTTGCTTAGCATTTTTCTATCTACCATACCGTTAAGCATAAAGGCCGAAGGGTTAAACATCTCGCTAGCTTTATCGTTTCTATATAAGTCCTGTAGCATACCGCTATCATACATATTAACTATATCTTTAACCTCGTCTCTAGTCCTAAAGCCTACGCTTTCTCTATCCTTCTTACTCCATACCTGCTCGTTAGGGTGCAAGGTCCAAAGCTTACCGCCCTTAGAATCTATATTACCTCTACCGCCTGTATCGTCTACCCCATCGAAAGCACTACCGAAGCTCTTAGATAAAGCCTTAAGTACTGTTATATCTTTTATAGTAGAGGCTAGCGGGTTCTCGTCTCCGCTTGCTACCTTAGCGTTAAACGTGCTTACCACGGTAAAGAAAGCCTGCGCCCTCTCCTGTCTTTTCTCCTCTTCTCTTCGTTGCTTCTCTAACTCCTCCTGTCTCTTACGCTCTATAGCTACGCTCTCCTCATTTTGTAACTGTCCCTCCTTAGCCTTTTCCTGTAGCTGAGATATACGCTCACTACTAGCCTCTATCTGTTTGTCTAAGTTTTTTAACCTCTCCTCCGACGCGCTGGCGCTAAGGTCGCTTAATATCTCTATAGCCGTAGCCGTTAGCTCTGTCCTCTTAGCTAAAGCCTCAGCCTCTTTATCTAGTATCTTCTGGTTAGCCTTTTCCTGCTCAGTTAATAACAGGTCGTTTAATTCCTTCTGTAACCTTAACTGCTCTAAGCTACCCTCCTTACTTTGAGCTATTCGCCTCCTTAAAGATACCTTCTGGTTAGCTAATCTCTCCTCCTCTAAAGCTTCTAAAGCTTCGTTATTCTCTACAGCATTACCTACGCTCTGCTTTCCTAAGGCCTCCTGCTGTGCAGATAATTCTAACTGTAAATCTGCCTCCTCATTTACTGCCTCGTTTAAGTCGTCTTGGGCGTCCTTAACATCTTGGATAGCAGCCTTACGCTCTATAATAATCTCTCTAATTCTGTTCTGGGTTATCTCGTCAGATATACCAGCGTCTCTTAAACCCTTTCTAATTTCCTTCTCGTCCTCTAACTGTACTAACTTCTCTAAGTTTAAGTCGTTAATCTTTTGCTGTGCCTCCTCATCCGTTAAGCCCTCGTTAATCTTTAGAGACTCTTTTACGAATCCCTCTGTTAAGTCTATCTGCTCGTTAAAGCTATCCTCTAGTAAGGCCTTAGTATCTGCTAAAATCTTAACCCTATTTGCCAGTACTTCCTTATCGCTTTGTATCTGCCTTTCGTTTACGCTCTTTTGTCTGTCCCCTATATCTAAAGTAAAGTCTAACTCCTGCTCAAACTCGTCTCTAGCATTTTCTAACCGTTCCTTATTAGCCTCTATCTGGTTTAGTCTCCGCTGCCCCTCTATATCGTTTAGCTTACTAGTAGCCTCCTGTAACTTAAGTAAATTATCTAAGCCCACAGCGTCGGCGGCGGCTTGGTTTTTAAGAAAAGAAAAATTCTTAATTTGTTGGTCGCTTATCTGTCCCCCTAGGTCCCTCCTTATTAAATCATTTTTGATACTTATTAAAGCGTTTTCTAATTCTGCCCTAGCTAAAACAGCCTCTAACCCTGCCCGCTTTTCCTGTATAGCTATAAGCTCCTCTATCTGCACTCTCCTTTGTGCAAAGCTAAAAGTACTATTACCTATCTTACTCTCTAATATAGCCTCCTCATTGGATAGCTTTTGTATCTGGTCCGTTAGTATTACAGTCTTATTTATTAACTCGTCCTGTAGCTTTAAACGCTTTTCTATATTATCGTCTGTCTCCCCTATCTTCTCTCCTAAATTCTCAAAGCTATCTACACTCTCGTCTATTAGTTTTTGGTTTTCTGCTATCTTCTCGTTAAGCTTTGCTATATCCTCCTCTACTTTGTCAGCTTCTACCCCGCTAGTAAAAAAGTCTTTTAACTCTAAAAAGCTTTTCTTAAGATTAAGCGCCCCTATCTGTAAATTAAAAAAGGCGTTTTGTACAGTAGGTATAGCCCTATCCTTAGCGAAGCTTACTATAGCTATAGCTAATACCCTAACGACGTTAGTAACCCTCTCAATACCTCCCGCTAACTCTCTAGCCGTGTCCCTAGACTTCTGGAAGGACGCAGAAAAAGCACCCAGTAGAAACCCGCTTAAACTTCCAAAACCTCTTTTAGCTGCTCCTGCTACCTGCGGGTAGTTACCTACGTTACGCTGGAACTGCCCTGAGTCTGCGTCTACCTCTTTTAAGGTCTCGTCTAATTCCTGTAATTCTTTACGTAATTCTTTAGCCGCCTTAGAGTTTCGCCCCTGCGTTAAAGCTACGTCCTTATACCTTTTCCTTAATTCGTTAAGGGCTTTACTCTGCTTTTGATATACAGATACTAAGCCTAGATTTTCCTTAGCTAATTCCTTATTTATTTTATTCTGCTCTTGGTTAAGTACCTGTAACTCTACTGCGTCCTGTACTCTATCGCTGTTAGCTATCTTTAACTTCTGCTGTAGCTTTAGTATCTGCTTATCTATCTCTACCTTCTTATCGAATATCTTATTAGTCTTTTCTATCTCCTCGTTAAGCTTCTTAGCACCCTTAAAACTATCTTTAGTATCTATGTCTAAAGCATCCTTGGACCTCTCGGACATATCCTTTAACTTATCGTCTACTTCGCAAAGGAGATTTAAGATAGACTTAATACCTTTCTCTACGTCCTTTTTATCTATAAACTCGCTAAATTTTATTTCATCTGCCATTTTTACTTATTGTTTTAATATAGGCGTGGTAGTCTGCTACTGTTATCGTTCTCGAATTTAATTTAATACCTTGGTGCTTCTCTATATGCTGTACAGCCTCTAGTAAATTAAGCGCCTCTCCTGCTCCCTCTTTGCTTAACTTATTCTCTGCTATTCTTATTACGTTTAATAGCACCCTATTACTAGTCTTAATATATTCGTGCTTTAATCCTGCTATATAAATCTTACTATTTATTAGGTCATTGTAAGAATTACTAAAGCCAAACTCTTCTATATACTCCTCGTAAATCTCCTCCCATAACTCCTGCAATTCGTTAGAGGTATCTACCTCTACCTTTCTGTAAGTTGTCAATACCTTAAGATACGATAAATTATTAGTCTTATGTATCTGCTCCCAGTTCCATTGAGGTAAATTAAATATACTATCGTATACCTCTAAGGACTGCTGCTTTAAATTCCTTTTTAATCCCATCTCTAAGGTGGTCTATTACTAACTGTAAGTTTTGGTCTGTGAGTCCTAGTATGTCGTTACCGTACTCTACTAATAAATTAGTGTCCTCTTTGATAGGGTCGGCCTCTATCGTTATCTTATCCTTCCCTACTGTTACTACAAAGCTGTTATAAAAGTCTCCCGTATCTTCTAAGGTTATATGGTCGAACCTCTGGCCCTTTTCCTTCTTACCTTCAAAGTTACTGGTACCCTCTATAGTGGTCCCTGCGTAATTACCTAGGCTTATCCCTAAGCTATCTATACCCTGCTCAAATAATTGAGAGCTAGGCTGTCCCTTAGTGTTTAACTCTATTATAAACTTTTTTACCTCTGGCTGAGAGAGGATAGAGCCTATAATAGAGTTAATATCTAAGGCCTTTAAATTAGACTTTATGCGCTTTAAAAGTGCCACAGTAAAAGCCCCTATTTACTTTTAGGGGCCTTACCTGTAACAGCTTCGTAAGCTTGGTTAATGTCTACATTATATTTCTCGCAGGTACTCTTATAAACCTTTTTAAATTTGGCTTCTGAGAATCCCTTAAGCTCAGTCTTATTGAACTGTATAATACCTACCTTAACCATGTCTGCTTTCTTTGCTTTACTCATCTTATAACGCTGTTATAGTATCGTTTACAGTAGCGCTAAAGTCAAAGTTAGACTGAGTAGCTGTAACTGTCAAAACATCGGCAGCCGTTTGCGCTGGGATAGTTAAGACGTACGTACCGTCTGGGCTCTCTACTAATAAAGTAGGTACCACAGCTAGGCCAGTAGTTACATTAAATACTGTAAAGTCTCCGATTAATAAACCTGTAAAGGCGTCGCCTGTGGCTGTACCGTCTACAGTATAAAAGTCTGTCTGTATCTCTGTAGCAGAGTTAGCTACTCCGTTACGGGCAAATACATCTATTAAGCCAATCTTAGCTAATAGGTTAGTACCGTGGTCAGAGAAAGGTAACGTCCTTAAGTTACCGTCGCAAGCTAATCTATCCCACTCAAAAGTAAATTGCACGTTAAATACGTTAGACTCTGTAGCGAAAATAGCTTTAGCCCAAAAGGTTTCTTTATTAATCTGTACTGGGTCTAAAAATAAATTTCTAGTTAATTCGCCAGTTAAACCGTTAGCGCTATCTACCATAAAATGGCCTAGCTCTACGCATCTGTTACCGTTAAGCTTCTTAGACAAAGCGGGAGACGTATTATAAAAGTTACCGCTAACCGTTCTAGTACCCTGAGATACAAAAAGGTTTTCATTATCTACAGACTCAAAATTAGGGTCTGCTCTATCTGTGGTAAAGTTCTTAAATTTATCTGTAAGGTACCATCTCAAAGTTTTATCGGACTGGGCTAATAGAGCGTCTATTACTGCCTCAGTTACAGGAGTAGATAAGTCTAACCCGTTTACTGTCCCGTCTGCTTTAAAGTACTCAACAAATATAAACTTTCGCAATATATCTGGATTAGTTACACAGTTAGCTTCGTGTAAGTTATTTAAGCCAGTATCGCAGTTACATTCTGCACTCATAATATTATTTTTAATTATTAATTATTAATTACAAACTAAACATAGTTTGCCTTGTTTAATAGGTAAGTCTATTACAAGCTCTACGCCGCTAGATTTATCGTTGAATATACGTTTAGTATGCCCTTTGTCAGCCGTATATACTCCGAATCTTGCGTGATTAATCGCTGTATAATTGTCTATATCTCCTATATTTTCGTTATCATTTAGTAAATCTACAAAGGCGTAAGTCATATTCCGCATAGGAATAATAGCGAGCCTGTAGTGGTCGTCTGTAAACCAATTCTCCTCATCTGTATTTATTAAAGCGAATAGCCTTATATTGGTCTCCCTGTCTAATCTATCCTCTACGTTATTATTAAAGTTATCTCTTATTATCTCTAGCAGGTAAAACATAGGGAACTTATCCGTATCTAATTCCTTTCTAGTAAGCTCGTTAGCCGTAGCTATTACCGTCCCGTGAAAGTATTTCATAGGGTCGAGCGTTATAGTTCCTACTGCTGGTAAGCTAGCCCCTGTTACTGTAAACTTCTCATTAGGTATAAATCTTTTACCGTCTAAGTCCTCAGTATCTAGGTTATCTATTACCGTATACTCTACAGCATCATAAGTAAAAATACTACAGGGCCTTAGGTACTTAGTATTACAAGTATATAAAGTATAGCTCCCGTCTGCATTGTCTACCACAGCGTTAAGGTCTACAGTATAGTCTAATAAGGGTACTAGGTCCCCTACTATATCTACCGTCTCTTTACGTTTTTTCTTTGGGTATAACATCTATTGCAAATGTAGTTATTTTTTTAACCATTTAAAACTAAAAAACCATCCTATTCTAACTCCTATAAACCAGCGCTTAGCTTTTGCCCCATACATACCAGACTGTATTAGGTCCTCTCTAAATCTATCGTCTACCTCTCTACCACCTTCGCCAACTATCCAAGCCCAGTCATGTCGTAGACAAGGCCAGAAAGGGTGCAAAGGGTCTTGTACTAGTGTGCATCCGTTAAAGTCCTGCTGTGGTACCCAGCGCTTATCATAAATTACGTTACTCATCTCTACCCTATCAAAGCCGTACTCATCTGCCTGCATTAAACAATGCGCATAAAGCTCGTTTCTAGTCCAGTTTTTATATGGGTAAGGCTGGGCCATTAGTAATTATTAGTTACGTAGTTATCTATATACCCCTTTATGTTATCATAAAATGCCTGAGTCAGAGCCCCCTCTACAGTTACTAAATAGATATAATACTGAGCCGTTAACCAATCTCCATTTATTACATGGGTTTTAGTTTCGGCTAGTTTACCCTCAATGAAAAAAGCATCGGACGCCGACAGTGTTCCAGATGCCACATCAAGCCCAGCCTGAGCCCTTATGTCGTCAAAAAAATTATGTCCATCTTGCGCCCTTTCATTATACTTTTTTATATACAAAGCTTTTAGCTTATTGCTATCTGTTACCTCTGTATATCCAGACATAGGCCCTTCGCAAAAACAAATTGCTTGCGGCGCCGTCTCTGTCTTTATGTAGAATTTTTTACTCATTAAATATTAATCGCTGGCACTCTCCATCTTAAAACGCTTGGCGCATTATCATAAACCAAAATCAAACCCTCGTCTGGTTGTACAGTCTTGTTAGCACCTAATAAAATTCTATTCTCTGCATCCGAACCAGCGTCATTGTCTTTAAAAGTTATGTTTTTAGTACCTACATTAAACACATATAAAACCCTTGTACCGTCTGGGTCTGGGGCCATTATACCTGTAAAGTTAACCGCTGAACTTGACGATATGTCTAAAACGATAGTCTCTTGTAACCCTACTGGGTTATAATTATCTTGGTGGACCGCTACCGTAGGAGCTATTAAGGCGTCGCCAAAACTCATCGACCCCTCGAAGTTTACGTCTTGTGAAGTTATTGGTATTTGCTGAGTCGTTCCCAATTAAGTTTTATTTACATAAGTTATAACCACTCTTAATCCCTTTGTATCTGGTACAGTATAAGTAATAGAACCTACCGTATCACTACCACCATTTGGAGCAAAAGAGGCTACATATCCGTCAGGTACACCAACACCATCTAAAGTTCCATTCTTACCATCAAACCAAATAGACATACTCTGTACATCATCTGTCGTACTTCCATCAATTAAACTCTCTACAACATCTATTGACCTTTTAACTCCTGCAGCAGGAGATACAGAAGCGTTTACGTTTAAGTCTCCACCAGTAAACGTAATTTGAGATGTTATATCTTCTATTAAAGCTAACGTAGTCTCTGTAGCAAAGTCCTTACCGTCTAAAGAAATAAGTAAAACTATCATAGAGTCTAGCTTAGCCTCTATCTCGTCCGTATTTATATCTATCTCATTACAACAGTCTAATAACTCCTGTAACTTAGCTAGTAAATCTGCATTAGTACATGGCTGTCGTAAATCCATCTAGCAAGGTTTTAATATTAGTGTAGCATCTATAGTGCCTCCTGTTACCCCGTTAGGCTCGTAGTCTAACTGGATATAAGGAAAGGCTAAGATACTATCGAAGAAAGCAAAATTATCTACAGTCTCGTTAGTACTAGCGCAATTATAATCAAAGTACTTTATACCGTCATTACTTACCCTTACTTTTAGTATAGGGGTACCGCCTACTATGCTATCGAAACAAACCGTTATATTCCATGTATAATTATTGCATACCTGCTGGAAGGGTGCCGCCGCTAAGCTGGCGTCGTGGTCCGTTAATAAATCTATTTTTATATGGGTAAATTGGAAGCCACTAGCCATTAGATAGCCCCCCCGAAATACATAGCCTCTTTACTTACTCCTCTATACTCTGGGTACGTGTCGGACTCTTTGTATATTTTATATTGTATACTATTGTAACTCTCAATCCCTCTATTCCAGCGCTCGTAAATATCATCGTAAAAGATACCGCTACCCGCTAGAGCTGAGGTCTCCCCCTCGTTAATCATTAAGCCTACGTCTGTATTTTTAATATAGTTATCTCTAGTGTACTGGAAGTATATAAGAGCCGTTACCATATCCTTCATACCTAAACTCTTATACTGCTTATTACAGTCCGTATGAGAGAAGCTAATAACGTTATCTGGGTCTAAGCAAAACTTATCAAACAGGTCTATAAATCTCTGAGTCTGTGGGACCCCGTTAACTAAGTCCGCTTGGAATAGGTCGAATAAAGCACACCCTAAAAGGTCCTGTAAAAAGGTCTCCTCGTAAGCATCTATATACTTATCTAACTCGTCAAAGCAAGTTTGAGAGACCTTATAGACTCCTGTAAAGCATCCTCTATTCGTTATGATTCCCATCTTTTAACCTATCCTTTTTTAGCAGCTTTACGCTCCTTAATTTTCTCCTGTATATCCTTCTCTTCTTCCCTTACCTTAGACATAACTTTCTTACCTGCCTCGGTAGTCATTACAGCCATACCCCTAATACATAGGTCTACTGCTGTATCTAAATGGAATTTATGTTTATACCCTTTCTTAATGTTCTTTTGGTCTTGTATAAATTCTACTTCTAAGGTCTCTATGTCCTTAGTTCTTTTACTTTCTTTAGCTTTTAATTTGGTCTTAGCCATAACTTTAAATTTAATTATTAATTTCTTTTACCACCAAAGCCCCGCATATTTCTATGCGAGGCTAAGTGAAGTTACTAATTATTAAGGTTTAGTAAGAGCTGTAATAGCTGCTGCTATATCTGCTACGTGCAAGAAAGCTGCTGCGTGTACATTTCTAATAACTAACGCTTTACGAGTAGTCGCCTTAAGTCGTATAATGTCCGCTAAGAAGTCAGTACCGTGCTGGTTAGCTACTTCTAACATTAGGTTTCTACTAGTCCATACAGTACCAAAGTTAAAGTCTCCGATATAAGCTTGGTTAGTAGGTACCAAAGTAGTTTCGATAATTCGTGTACCTCGGATAGTGAAAGTAGATAAGTCTGCGAAAGGAGGTATAATATAGTTACCCTCTCCGTCTTTAGTTAATCGCATCTCTTCTACGTCCTCAGGGTGCATTAAAGTTACGTTAGGCTGGTAGAAAGAACCTTGCCCAGCTACTTTAATTTGAGTTACACCAGTAGAAATTACATCATATACCGAAGGTGTAGGAATTGCCAAAGCAAAAGACCCAGCTACCCAGTTAGGCGCTACAGAGTCAATCCCTTTAAGGTTAGTTCCTGTACCGTCTCCTAATAGTAATTGGTTATCTAATTCTAAAGCTACGTTTTCTAATAAGAAGTTACGAGCCTCAGCCTCTAGCATAGATACATCTTCGATAGCATCTTTACAGATTGGAATAGAATCTCCAATTTTTCTAATAGGGCAAGACTGCTCTATCCAGTTAATATCTGACTCAGGAACGGCTACGCATCTGTCTACAGTAGCAGCGTTACGGGTAAGAGTATCTTGGTCAGTATAAGTAATCTCCCCTCGGCTATTATCTCCTACTGTCTCTCCTCTAAATAAAGGCTCTATAACGATATTACGCACAGGCTTTTTACCTATTCCATCCATTCTCTGAGAGAGGGTAGAGTTCTGTAAGTCGTCTATATCGATAGTACCTTTAGTATTAAGAGCGTCTTTTACTTCCAAAGTTAAAGCGCTAATCTCTCCATTTTTAAACTGGTCCCATTTGGTACCAGCCTCTTCGATAGCATCATTAATTTTATCTGTAAAAGTCTTACGAGCTACAGGGGCTTTATCTACATTTAAGTTAGCTTTACCTAAAAGCTCTCCTTGTTTTAAGATAACCTCGTTAGCTTTAATAGAAGCCTGTTTAAGACCTTCTAACTCTTCTTTAATAGAGTCGATAGCTTCGGTATTATCCTTAGCTTCCATAGCAGTTTCTAAAGCTGTTTGCTTCTCTGCTATCGCTTCGTTTTTTGCGTTAAAATCCTCAATAAGAGCCTTAAGCTCGTCTGCTGGATTTGGTTTGTTTTCTTCGTTCATTGTTCTAAATTTATTAGAGTTTAATTAAATTAATATAATTTGCGAGGCCCTCCGCTTCTGTATCTTCGCCTTTTTGAGTAGGAGCCTCCGTAAGCTTATCTATTGGCTCCCATCGTACTAGGTCGTTATACTTCTGCTTTAGTTGCATTAGCTCTACCTCTGCCATTCGGTTAAATTTCTCCGAATAGTTTTTATCTGTTAGAGCCTTTACAAATACCTCCATTCTCTCATTGAGAGAGTCGAGCATACTAAATACTTCCGACTGTGATTTGCTATTGCTTAAGTTAGGCGTCTCACTATTTGCCCCAAAGGTAACAAAACTTCCTTCCCAAAGTTTAACTTCATTCAATTTAAAATAATTTTTTTCTGGGTTACTACCGTCCTCCACGAAGTCGATAGCCTCAGGGACATAGTTAAAACCTATACTGTGCTCTCTAATTATACCCGCCTTATACATCTTAAAAGCGTCCTCCCCTTCTGTATGGTCCCCTAACTGACTCCTAAAATATAAGCCGTGGTCGTCCTCTCTAAGCTCCTTAATAACTCCTACTGGTCTAGTAACGTCGTGAAAAGCTAAGTGCGCTATCTTACGATTAGCTGGACTCTGTGGGCCGTGCTTCTGTATAGAGTTAGCAAAAGCCCCGTGCATAATCATATCTCTATCGCTATCTATGTTACCACTAGCACTAAAGTAACCCTCTACCATACGGGTAGAATCCTCTAATTTTATGTCTGTAATAGGAAAGCTTTTCTCTCCATATCCTGTCTTACTTTGTGGTATCATATCATTAAGTATTTAATAAAGCTCTAATCTCTTCTGGGCTTAACTGCTCTACTAGCTTATTAGCTAACAAAGGACTAAGGCTTTTAAGTATCTCTAAGGTATTATTTTTAGCTCCTGCTGGTCTTAATATAGTCTCGGCCTGCTCCTGTGTAAAGCCGTACTCTTCTATTAATAAGTTAGTCTTACCCTCTGCGCTTATAGGCATATTAAGTACTACGCTTACTCCCTCCATTACTGCTTTGTCTCTGCTCTCTATCTTTAAACTATTAGAGAGTAACCTACTATCCATAAAGCTATCGTCGTCTATTACGTCCCCTCCTAAAGCGTTCCTAACCTCGTTAGGGGTCCAAATACCCTTTTCCATTTCCTTTAATAATCGCTCTGACTGCTCTTTTATATTAGCCTGCATTACTGCTATGCCGCTTAGGTCATAATCTATAAAGAGTTTCTTACCCGTCTGGGCCTCCCATCCTTCTACTAAGAACATGTTAAGAGAGCTTCTAAGGTCGTTAAGCTCTGGTATTATAGCATCGTGCCAAAGGCTCTTACTCGCTACGTTCATGTTATCCATAGTCGAGGCCTCGCTAGTTAGCAAAGGGAGAGGTACCCTGTATACTCTAGCTATGTCTTTTAGGTCCGCTTGGTTACTATCTAGTAACTGCATATCTACGCTATTCATTCCTAAGCTCTGCCATTTCATCTCTGTAGAAGCGAATAGTATTTTATTCTTATTATTGCTGCCCCCAAATCTCTTTTGGTAAGCCTTTTCTAGCCCGTCCCTCTCGGTAGAGTTTAACCCCTTACCTACCCTGCTTAATATACCCGCTGGTATACCGTTTTCTAGCATACGCATTGAGGCCGTATAAGCGTCGTTACTTCTTTTAACTACCCTACATAAAGGAGACAGCGGAGACATACCGTAGTAATTATCCCCACTAGTAGCCCCACCCGTTAAGGAAGATAGCGTATGGGCAAAGCTAAAGCTACCCTCGCTACTATAATCTGGATTCCAGTACTTACGATGCAATACCTTAGAAGCCTCAAAAGTTACCCTACTATTAGTAAGAAGCTTATAGGCCTTTATAGGCTGCTGCCAGTCTCCCGTTATAATCTCTACGAATTGAGCAGGCAGGTTATATAGCTTAGAGAAAAAGCGGGCCTCCTGTCCCCCCTCTGGTCTCTGTCCCATAACAGGCTCTAGCCCATACGTAAAAGAGTTACCTAATAGAAGCTTAAACCCTACGTTTTCCTGTACAAATTCGGCCCACGTTTGGCACTCGTTAGGCTTTTTAAACATCTTATTTAAGCCCATCATATCTCCGTCTAAAGGCTTAAGAGCTTTAGAAGCAAAAAGCTTACTCATTACCAGCTCGTTATTATCCTTAGCCTGCATGGACTTTGTTAATAACTTTTCGTCTACTACTTCATAGACTTGAAAAGGGACCATAGATAAAGGCTGGGTAATTTTATTAATAGTAGCGTATACGTGGGGGTTAGTTACGTACCCCTCCTTAATATAGGTCTCAGGGTTTTTATCGTAATACTTTACCTGTCCCTGCTGTAGAAGGTTATAAAGTGAAAACCATAATTCGTTATTCTCTTGCGTGGGCTTGCTGAGCTTTTGGTATAAGTCTTTTAGCCTCTTAGGTACTATATCCACAAACTAACTTTATTAATTTAGAACAAATGTATAGAATAAATCCGACCTAGAAAAAATAAATTTCCTCCTCTTGGTTAACTTCTACCATACCCGTAAGAGCGTCTGCTAAGTCGTCGTGCTTATTTGCCTTAAAATTCTTTTTATACATTTTAATATGTTCATAAGCCTGAGGCCAACGGCTCTTCCAGTCGGAAGGAAATAGCACCCGCCTATTAACTTCTGTACTGTTAGATATTATACGGCTCTCCTTATTAGCGCTCTGGTGGAAAGCATTAACGCTTAAGCTGTCCTCTGTCTCCCTCTCTATTACCCTAGCAAAACCCCTACCCCCGTTATTACTTTCTATGTCTGCCGTCTGCGTATCGTTACGCTTTAATAGTTGTATAGTGTCTGGCTCTGTTACCTCCATAGGCTCACTAGAATAGAGCATATCTGTTACATATAAGTTCTTATCTTCTGTCCCTACTACATAGCAGATAGAGGCTAAATAGTCGCTCCCTGTGTCCGCTGTATCTGTATAATTCTTACGCTCGTTATATTCTGGCAGGTCCTTATAGGTCTCGAAGTCTCCGTATAATAACCCTTTCTGGCTCTTTGGGTTTCCTTGGTACAGGCAGCTAAACTTCTCTTCGTCTAGGTTCTTAGATTTGGTTAGCTTATTTAGGTTATGTCTCTCCTCCCATAATACCTCGTCTATACCCCTAGGGTCTATCTCTGTAGGTGGGGTAGTTTTAATAGCTTCAAAATTAATTTTTACCCATGTATCTGGGTCTAGTCCGTCTAGCTGCTCTAGGCTCTCTAATTCTAATACCGTCTCCTTATCCTCTAGCATACCTATTAAGTCCTTCTCGTGCCATCTGGTAAATACTATAAGCTCTTGACTATCGTTATGTAGTCTAGTCTGTACTACGGAAGTATACCAGTCCCAGACGTTATCTCTAATTATAGGGCTATTACCCTCCATGTAATCTTTATAGAGGTCGTCCATTATCATAACGTCTACCTTATTACCTGTAAGCGCTCCTCCTCTACCTACTGCCTTAAGTCCTCCGTCCTTATCTACTATCTCAAATTCGTCTGCATTTCTTAGGGAGTTAGACGATACAGTAACTACGCTAGAAGCGTTTAAGGCTGTCTCTGGGAATAAGCTTATATACTTCTTAGTATCTATTATCCTCTGTACATCTCTATTAAACTTACGGGCAAAGGGAGTAGAGTAAGAGCCTACGGCTAACTTCTTATCTGGGTCCAGTCCTAACATAAAGGCAGGGAGTCTACGGGTGCTCCCTTCACTCTTCCCGTGCTGTGGTGGTACGCTTATCATAAGCCTTTTTATCTGGCCCTTAGCGAATCGGTCTAATATCTCGTAGTATATCTTATGAAACTCGGTAGGCTGAAAGGCCCCCATAGTGTATTTAACGAAGTCTAACAGGTGCTTTCTAGCGTTTCTTTTATTGCGCTCTCTAAGTAGTGTTAGTAGCTCAGTCTTTACCATTTTGCGCCCGCTTAATAGCTTCGTCTAACTCTTCGTCTGTTAGTTTTTGTAGGTCGTTAGTAGAGCCTCCTTTAGTGGTTTGGTCTACCCTATCGGTCCAGCCGTGGTTACTCTTTAAGTTCATTATAGCCATGCTTGGCACTATATTATTTTTTTTACCGTTGAAAAAGCAGTTTTGCTCACAGTTGTCTAATATACTCTTATGCAGGTCTTTAAGTTCTGGGAATTTATTAACTAGGTATTTAAAGATATGGTGGTAACTATCTACGGCTCTCGCTACCTCTCCTATAAAGTCGTACTGTTTATCCTGTGAGGTTTCTACTGCCATCTCTAGTAGTTTCTTAGCCTCTTCTAGCGTCCAAATTTCGCTATTCTTATTATCTTTTAGTCCTTCGTATGCCATACCCAAATATACTAATTATTATGTTAATAGTTCTGGGCTGCATATCATAACGCTATTTGCTAGGCGCTCTAAGTACTGCTCACGGCTTACTAATTCTATCTGGTAAGAGTAGGTTAAGTTATCCATATCCCAGCCTGTATGCTCTGTAATAGTTATATTATAGTTCTCTGTTAGTATTTGCTCCCAGTCTTGGGAGGTTCTATAGTCTGTCATAATTTTTTTATTTCTTGTTTAACTTCTTGCCAGTAATCTACACTACAAGTCCTTTTGGGAATTAATGTGTAACTACCTATTATCTCATCTACTGCTATTAAAGCACATTGCTTTGAATGAGGTTTTTTACCGTTCTCATTAATGGCATAATAAAACTTATCTACTAAACCTTCTGCTTTCTCTTCTGGTGTCATAATCTAATTTTTTTTACTCTTCCGAGTCGTCGTACTGTATACCTTTTTTTAGTT